TCATTTTTCGTCCTCTACTTTCTTGATAATCAGTGGTTCCGGAATATTGACTTTAATGTCATCACCACGGGTGTTGTGCGATTCCGTGTGCTTGGCCATGTTCTCGTTTATCCATCGGATACACTGAGATTGATACTTGGCTCGATAATACTCGGTTTCTGTGTTTAATCCTGCTACTACGTACATTTGTGTGCCTCTCATTTCGCGCTGACTGACTTCACAGCCTGATCTGAATAGTCCTTGATGCTCTGCGCGTCTTTGATTGCCTGTGATAATTCATTGTTTGCCTGTTTGGCGGCTTCTAACTGTGATGTAAGGTCGTTGATTGTCTGTTGCTTAGCATCGACCTCAGCCTGTTTCTGGGCAACTGCTTGCTGGCCTTCAATGATCTTTTGCTGAATCTGGGCATCTTTGTTTGCCATGTCGTTTCCATATTGCTGTTTTAGGGCCGCATACTGTGCCTGCGCGTCAGACAACTGATGTTGCAAATCTGACAAGCTAGATTTTGAAGCGTGAATCTTAGCCGTCAGCTTCTCGATATTGTTTTTGGTCTCCACGATGTTCTGGTGACCTTGCCAAACATTGTCAGCAATGGTAGTTGCACCAGCTCCAAACGTAAGCCCTGCTAAAACAGTTACTGTTAATGTCAATTTTTTATTCATGATTTTTTCTCCTTAGTTTGTTATAACCATGGCGTATCAAAGTTGTATGTCACAATTGCACTTGGAAATGGTGCTGAATCTCCGGCGCTCCCGTTGTGTTCGAATTTCAATCTCCCACGTAAGAAATCAATATGTGCTTTATAGAAAATGTATTCATGCCAATAGCTAGTATCTGTTCTCGCCGGTATGAGCAAGACTATGGGGTCTTTGCATTTGATTGAGGAGATATAAGCTTTCTTCACCCACAGGCCTAGCTGTCGTCCATAGGGCGGATTTAGCCATTTTGGGCCATTCACCTTCGACCAGTCTTTGCTCAAAGCATCGTCTTCGACTGTGTAATAGTTTTTGCACTTTGCATTTTTTGAGGTCGCTGCTAAATCAATTACGAAGTGGTATCTGTCATTAAGTTTCTCGAATAGCTTCTGTGGTGTTTCCCAGTCATCCTTGTCACTGGAGAAAATCCCTTTATTAAGCATATTTTTTCTCCTTTTTCTTCAAAGTTGTTCTTCCGTGAATAGCCCTGTGTGATAGTCATATCTAGCAATCGTGATCGGTATCTTATAGCGGATCATGAACAGCAGCATTCGCAGTCTGGCATCGGTGGTCAAAGTCGCGTTTCCGCCTTTAACGTCAACAACTTTTGTCAATTCGTCACCGTCATAGAAGCAGAAATCAGGCTTGTATTTTCTTGCCGAGTATCGTTTGCCATTGATCTTAAAGGCAGATAGAATCTCAAACTGCTCTTGCATAGTGATCTTCTGTGGCTTGTTGCGTATCAGCATGTAGTAGGCGCCTTCTGCTTTGCTTGCAAATCGAATACCATCAATCACAACTGGCTGTGCGTTGTATTTGCCTCTACGTCTCTTGCGGATAACCATGGCTAACGACTCGCAATCTCTTCATGGCCGTTGTTGCGGCGGGGCAACTTGATATCAAACTCGCTTGCCACTCGTCTCACGAACGTTGTTGACTTCCCAATCCGTTTTGCAACCTCTGTTAGTGTGTCGCATTGTGAGGCCGCTTCTGCAATCCCACGTGCGTATTTTGCACGGGCTTCTTTTCGCTTCTTTGAAATCTTTTCAAGGCCATTGTTGACTGAAGTCTTCAAAGTATCGCTGTCATCAACACCGGCAACTGCCCGTTTCTCGACAATTGATTCCTTTGACACAATGATCCGGTTGTTGAACTCTTGTTTTTCTATTTTTGAGAATGCTTCGCTTTCAGAAATGCCTAGCATTGCTGCATTTTCGTAGCGCGTAATCAATTCAGCTTTGAAGTCGCGCCACACTTTGTCACCTTGCTTGTATAAACGTACTGTTACTTGTGTCATTCTTTTTCCTCCTGCTTAAAACGGCAAATCATCATCAGAAATATCGAGCGGCTGGCCATTATTAGCAAACGGATCCGTGATATTCGCTCGCGAAGCATTTGGAGTCGTTTGACTCGCGTTTGTGGTCGCTGTTGCTGATGCATTGGCTGTTTGCTGTGATTTAGGGCTGTTCTGAGACGCCTGTCGTGACTCAAGCAAAGCAAAATTATCAACGATTACCTCGGTCACGAACACTTTCTGTCCTTGCGCGTTATCGTACGTACGCGTTTGAATACGGCCTTCGATGCCAACAAGTGCACCCTTATGAGTGAAATTTGCAAAGTTCTCAGCCGACTTGCGCCAGATCTGGCAATTTACGAAATCAGTTTCCCGTTCTCCGTTTTTGCTCTTGAATTTGCGGTCAACGGCCAGCGTGAATGATCCTGCCGCCGTGCCACTTTGCGTGTAACGCAAGTCAACATCTCTTGTCAGCCGGCCTGTTAGTGAGACACTGTTTAGCAATATGCTTCCCTCCTAATTCTTTTCGTCCAACGCTCGTAGCTTTTGCAATTGCTCAGCCAATTCGGCTCTGTCTTCTGCAGACACTTTTTTGTGTTCTGGTTTGTAACCTGGTTTAGCCCAATCAGGCAATTTCTCAGTCCTAACTGACTTGCCGTAACGGCGCTGAGGCTGATTCGTTTTGCGTTCACTATCGTTTGCTTCGACAGCAGCAACCGTGAGAAGACGCTTGCTTTCCCAGTTTTTCAAGATGCCGTTGACGTACTTGTAGTTTCTGACATTGCTTTCAACCGCAGTCCGCAGCGCATTTAGAACTAGCTTCTCAGGTTCAGGTGATCCTGCTTTTCGCATGTCAGCAACCCAATCAACAAGGCTTTCTCTGGTGAACGGTGACAGTTGTCCAAACCCGTTTCCTTCCCAGAAATTGCAAATATCAAGAATTGATGATGACGACGATGACGGCTCTTCAGCAGGCCTCTCTGCTGCCTTTACTGGAGCAGTAGTCTGTTGTCGTTTAGTTTTGTCTAGTTTAGTCTCGTCTTGTTTAGTGTATGTGCTACTGTGTTGCCTACTAGGTTGTAAACTACCTTGTAAACTGTGTTGCCTACTAGGTTGCCTACTGTGTTGCCTACTATTTGACACACTGTTATTAGCTTGACTACTAGGTTGCCTACTATCTGACGTACTAAGTTTTCGTGAAATATCGATGACTGAGTAGGTCGTTGCCTTAACACCGTTAGTTTGAAAATCTATCAGCCCTGACTGCTTTAGCGCGTTGCGGGCTTTGACGATGCCCTGACGGCTTAAACCAGTCAACGTTTCGAGTGTTCGATTCGGCATATTGAATTCGCTTGGCCAGCCTAGCTGGTTACATTGGTAAACCAGCCCATGCCATAATGCTATCTGTCCTGTGCTTAGCGGATTAACGCTTTGCTGAATGTAGAACTCTCGAATTAGCTTGAATAAATCCATGCGGTGAGTCACCTCCTACTCGACTAGCTCATCCATGCTGATAATTGTGGCGACTCGTTTAGTTGCCTTGCAGTAATCACAGGCCTCACATCGATGTGGCCGCACCTGACCGGATTTAACCGCCTCAACGTGTTCGGTGCTGTTTTGGATCTCTTCCAGCGCCTCGTCCATACGGTACTGTGGCACTTCGATGACGGCATGGTCGGGCACGTCTTCCTTAGTCACGGCAATGATGAAGGCTCGTGGTCGCGTTCCGTAATTTTGGTAAATCAGCTCCTGATAAACCGCCATCTGAAGCTGATAGTTGTAGGCATCAATGAAGCTGGTTGGCTGACGTTCTCCTGGTTTCCAATACTTCTTGTGAAGCGACTGTGTGGTCTTTAGATCCAAAAAGAATGACTTTGTTGAGTCGAAGCAGTCCAGCTTGCCCATCCACTCGACACCAAACAGATCACCGGTCAGGATCTCTTCTTTTTCGCCCTGATAAAGTCGTTGAACATTCTCATCAGCTTCAAGCGTGGCAATCATCGCATCAGCTTGTTTATACGGGGCTTTCAGTTGTCCTTTTGATGATCCACGAGTTGAGAACATCTCTGGGTGTCCTTTGATAAAAGACTCATGAGCTTGCTTCGATTCAAAATAGCTGTGTAGATAGTTTCCAACCAGCAAGGCAGTCGGATCGCCTCTTGGTGTCCATTTACCTTGCAACTCGGCCATCGCTTCTGCTTCGCATGTCAGAAATTTCTTAAACCAGGTAGCAGACTGATATTTGAAACTGGTATCCAGCGAGTAATAATTATCCTTGTTGACCGTCAAAGATGTCGGTTTGCTTGCCGGCATTTGGGTCGTGGGTAATGTCTGGCTTAAGAGCATCTGGCTTCACCTCCGATTTTGTGACGGGTTCAGCGGGAGCGTTAAGTGCATCTTCGATCGAGTTAGGATCTTCGGGGGTAACATCCTTCAGTTCTGGATCAGCTTCGACTGGTTTTTCATCGGCACTGACCGCGCTTTGCATGTCGGTTGTCATTGGACCCCACTTAGTCAGCAGCGATTTGATTACCGTCTTCAGGGCCATAGCTTCGTAGTTGTCTTTCCAAACGCCCTTGGGCCCCGCGCCACCACCAGATTTGCTGAAACGCTTGCGATGATCATCGACTTGCTGATAAGTCCAATAGACCATCTTTTCAAAACCGTTAGTCAGTTTGAATGATGCGGCATAGCCAACCGGTTTTTCGCTTGCTTTGCGATCATGGAAGTTCGGCGTGTACTCAAGTTCCTCTGTTAGTGGGTTCCAGCTCTTGAACTCATCTTCATAGATCGGAAGCGCTGTCAGGCGCTTGTAACGGCCCGAGCGTTGAGCAAGCTGGATATAGCCCTTGTACCCAATCTGTGGCTGCGCCTGGTTCTTGTATGGAACGATGTAGACAAAGCCCAAGCTCGGGTTAACCGGAAGATCGAGCGTTGCTGCTACCATGGCCGAGTTGATAACACTTAACTGATCAACTCTGGCTAAGCTTGGATTAAGGCTTACCGCGCTGGCAATCGATGAAAGAAACTGTGGTGCCCGTTTGTCCAGAACCGCCGCAAACTTATTCTTAATGGCATCTGTTTCAATTAATTTCTTGACTGGCATCTTAGCCAGATCGTATTGATTGTTCATTTGTACTCCTCCTATTTTCTTGGCCATTGTTTGAATCCACGTTCTTTTAGAAATTCGAGGATTGAAATTGGATCTTCTTTTCCGAACAGTGTGTTGACAATCGCTTGGTCACTGAAGTAATCAGATGGATCGCGCAAGACTCGATGGTAGAACCAGTCAATTCCGTGCTCCGCAACTTGATCGCTCAAATAGGAAAACTCTTGTCCTTTATTGAATGCGCCATCAAGTGGTGAGGCGTAACGGGACTGGTAAAACCAAGGCTTTGTACGATCAACATTCCAGTCGTCAGCCATGGACAAGAACTCCTCCGCTTGTTCGATATCCATATCTTGGGGCAATACGGTACCGTGATAGGATTCCCAATCAGCGACGGCTTTATCTTCAAGCGCTTCTCGTCGTTGATACTCGTTCAGAACCGCTGTATTGTAATCAAGCATGGTCATCGACCGCCTTCCGTGATAAACTTGGGCTATAAATTAATTTGCTTTGTTCCTTATTTCCCGTGGTTGCAGCCGCGGGATTTTTTTGTGCGCATTTATTGAGCATGATCAAGCTAAGTCGAAACATCCAATCCCAGCCACGATCTGCATGCCCTTTGTAAATGAGGTTCTCTACTTGGTCGTGAATGTCTTGCCAATGCTCTTTTGTATCTCGCATGTACTTTCCTCCTATTCAATCCACTGCTTCCATCCGCCAACCGCCGTGGCACCGATCATGACGCCAGCCATAGCTACAAGCAGATACTTCCAAAACGCTGATGTTGGATCGAGCAGCACTGACATGATTGCTTCTAGCATTTGTTAGACCTCCTACAAGTTGTTTAGATAATCCTCAATCTCTGAAAGCTTGAATGTCCCTCGCTCTCTCGGATCATCAGTCATAAAGTGCAATTTTGGAAAATCAGGCTGCTTTCTCATCCTTCTCCACTTGGCACTGAATGGCGTGACGTCAAACATGCGAGCAGCCTCTGTCTGAGTAATAAAAGTACGCTTGTGATCTCGTTGCTTCATGTTCTGCATTTTTGTTACCCTCCAAACGTTTGGTTAAATTTGTCAATGAACGGCTGTAGATCAATGCCTCCATATTCTGCAAGCTCAATTAGCTCGGTTTGCTCAGAAGCAATCTCCTCAACCAATTCCTTAAACCCCGTTGTGACAGTCTCTTGTTGCTGTCGAGTTCTCTTTTCCTTTGGAACCTTGATTGCATTCTTGAAGTCAGTCCAGATTGCTTTTCTTTCAGACTCCTCTTGATCTGCCGTAGTCGTAGCAGCAAAAACATCTTGGTTAATTCGTGGATTATTCATGAACGAAATAGTTCCAAAGTCTGCTCTGGCTGAAGAAAGCCCTAAGCGCACTCCCTTCAAAAGTGACCACAACGATTTTTTCTTTTCGTGATCAACGTTCCGCTGACCTAACGCATATTTGCCAATTGAGCTCTCGGATAAAAACGACTTCTTGCTTATGGACCGTTTGCTTAGCCCAGAGGCTTCAATTGCAAGCGATAATTGTCGCGGGTATTTTGCATCTGCCATATGACGCCTTCTTTCGTCTATTTTTTTAGGTGCCTTATACAACGCCTAGATTGATAATTAAGCTGTAGCAAGGTAATCAATCATTTCGTTCCTCGCACGTTCTCTTTCAGCACTGATTGCCATTTCGAGCATGTCATCGTCCATGGTTTCCCAAAAAGCTTTGGGCTTATCATCGCGGTAGCTCATCAGCGCTTCGATCATTTGCTATCGATCCATGTAGCTCACCTCCTTAACTTGAAAACTGAATATTGTGTGATTGCCTCCCGCCGAGTGCGATAATTGCATCGAAAGGAGGTGATAAAAATGTCAGTGCATCTTTATGCCAATCTAGCTCCGATGGGTTGGACGGAAATTAAGGAAGACGCCGTCGTCTCAAAAGATCGAACCGACCCAGTCACGTGGGTCAAGGAAGGCGGCATTTTGGATTCAATTCCGCTCAACACAATTCCTGGCAAGCTAGAAAGCTTCCCGTTTGTTCACATCGAATATGAAGGTCGTGACTACCGGGTAAGCCCATTCCAACTACAAGTGGTAAACGACTAAAACCACTTTTTGTTTTGGATTAACATGGCGCTGATTTCCTCGGATGTCAGCGCCTTTTTTACCGGATGGTATAAGTGTTCAATTGTCAGCATCACATCGTTCCACTGGCTTGGGGTTAATCCACTTAACGCACTAGCAATTTCGCGCAGGCGTTCTTCACTCAACTCGTTGCTCATCGTGCCACCTCCTCTCGCTGGGCGGGAATGCGTTTACTTGTACTAATAGTATTATCGGTTCCATACAAAAGATCGTTTGGCGTTGTATTAAGCGCTGCTGCCAAAGCAATCAATGTTTTTGTAGAGCCATCTCGCCGTCCGTTCTCGATTGACTGAATCATAGATACAGACAGATGAACACGGTTTGCTAGCTCTTCTTGACTCATTCCAGATCGAACACGAGCCTGCTTTAACTTCATGTTATGACCTCCTTTGCTTATGTACATATAGTACAGTTACTAACTGTACATGTCAACTCTTTTTGTACATATTTTTTGATATTTATAGCCCTTACTAAGAGTACAATATATAATACTAATCGTGGAGGTGCTTATATGACTACTGGAGAACGTATCGCAAGCTTGCGTAAAGAGCACTCAATGACTCAGCCAATGCTTGCAGAAAAAATGAACGTGAGCCAAAGCACTGTCACTAGCTGGGAAAATGATAGACGCGGTGTAAGCAACGAAGACCTAAGAAAAATGTCTAAATTATTTGATGTCTCCATTGACTATCTTCTTGGAAACTCGGATAAACGCCACTACTATTCATTGACAGACAAAGACTACAAAGATGTTGAAACCATTCTGAACGATGCTATGAATGGCGTTACTGGGAAAACTGGAGTTAATTATTTCAAAAATGGGGGCGAACTTACGGATGAAGACCGTGCTTTGTTAGAAGCCTCAATGAGACAGACAATCATTTTGGCCAAAGAACTAGCAAAAAAGAAGTTCACCCCCAAGAAGTATCGCGGTAGCGAAGAGTGACTTAGGGGGTGACTTCTATTGGGATATTCAGAAAGTGAAGCGCTAGCTGCTGCTGATCATATGTCTAATCGATACGGAACTAGCGACCCTTTTAAGCTCGCTAAAGGTGACGGTATTTCTATTCGTCGAAGTGACCTAGGCAATAATATACTAGGATATAGCATGCAAATTAGCCGTATGCCACTGATAGTCTTGTCCTGGTCGCTTAACGATTGTCAGGCAACGGCGGTTTGTGCCCATGAGCTTGGTCATTGCAAAATGCATCGAGGATTAGACACCAACTTTTTTAGCAGAGTGGGAGCTGAGCCTATGGTTGGTGATAACGAGTATCAAGCAAACTGTTTTATGTTTGAGCTTGTTTTCGGCGATCAGGAAGTTTCTCCTATGAATTACAATGCTGTTCTGGATCAGTATGAACTACCCCATTGGATGTGGCGCTACTTTGAAGTTATACATTGAGTCACAAATAATATTGACGGAGGATTAAAAATGGGTCACGAAACACGAATATCTCATCGAGAGATCAAAAAACCTTTTTGGAAAAGATGGAAGTTTTGGCTTCTTATAGTAGCAATCCTAATTTTAGCAAAGGGTGCAATCAGCTGTACTAATTACTTGTTTTCTGAGCCCCCCGCTCCTTCTAAAAAAGTTTATAAATTGAACAGTAACAAATCGGTAAAGGCGATGCTGAAACATTATGAACCTGATTTGAAAGTCACTGAAGTAGGCGGTGTTTACGATGACCCCAAATCGAAAACTGTTCTTGTAACCATTAAAGAAGACAGCGGCGTGGACGACAAATATGCAGTCAAAACGATGCATGCTGACATCGCGTCAGTTTGGAAGGCATTCAAGAAATCAAAAGGCAATGATTTTGCAAATATAGCTGTCATGGTGACTTATCCATTCGATGACGCAGGAGGTAATACACATCAGCTAAAGGCCATGACAGCCGACCTAGACGGGTCAAGACTGAATGATTTGAATTTGGAAGGATTCTCTGATGGCAATGTTCCTGCCTTTGCCACGAAATATTGGCAGCGAAATGACATGCCTTCTATTAAATAAAATTAGTCCAAATACTGACGACTATAAAAGCTGAATTTTTTGGAGGCATCATATATTGAAAACTACAAAATTAGTTGTTGGGATTTTGCAAATCGTATTATCCTTGTTTATCTTGCTGCAGTCATGCGCCGTGGGTGTTGGTAATGCTATTGATAAGTCAAAGGATGTGGGTGGAAGTGCTGGCTTTGTGGTAGCAATTCTGTTCATCGCTTCGGGAATTATTTATATTGTTACACGCAAGTCAGAAAAGCTTGGCGGTGACATTGCCGGCCTTGTCTTGATGATCATTTCATGGCTATTCGCGATTAGCAATGCACACGTATATTCAGACTTGCAAATCTGGGGTTGGGTTTCATTCATCATTGGTGTCGGCTTCTTTGTTTGGCACTTTATTGCATTACGTAAACAGGCAAACAAGTAATAATCGAGGCCCCTACTTTGGGGCTTTTATTTTAACGGTAAAACGAACATACGTTTGAATTTATGTACAAATCAATCAACTTAATAGACAAATTGGAGGTACTATTATGCCAAAATGGACACCATACAAACGCCATCCCGGGGTATATGAATACCAGACCAAAAAAGGAAAAAGATTTGGTGTCAGACGAACCTATGACGATGCTATGGGAGAAAGAAAAGAGTTCTCAAAATCCGGTTTCATTCATTGGCAAGATGCTGATATTGAAATTAAACAATTTGAGGCAAAGCTTGCTCGCGGAGAAGTTTCAGAGTCTTTGGGTCATAGAATGACAGTTGATCAATATTACCGGCAAATGGCAAAGCGAAAAATGAAAATGGGTATCTGGCGTGAATCAACAGCAAGAGCGAACAAGAACTTCTATTCAAAGTACCTCAAGCCGGCATTTGGCAAAACACCTCTACAAGATGTATCAAGAGCCAAATATCAGCGTTTTCTCGATGAGTTATCACAATCAGGTCTAGCGTTGACAACTGTCCATACCATTGATGCTGTCATGAAGAGCATCATGAATGCTGCTGAATTTGAGGATGTCATCGACAAAAATCGGCTTAGAGGTATGCAAATCAATGGAAAAGCGCCTCGAAATAAGGATTTAGAACCACATTCATTTGAGTTGTGGCTAAATACAGCAAAGACGAATCTGGATAAGTACGAAATGGCATTGATCATCACTGCAACCCTTGGGCTTCGCCGCGGAGAAGTGATGGGTCTTCGAAATGAGTCCATCAAAATATCCCACGATCAAATCAACGATGCCGATGTCGCGCAAATATCGATTGACATGCAACGCAACACAAATGAACTTAATGGCGGACCACTCAAGACTAAATCATCGTACAGAACCATATGGGCATTTGGCAAAACTGTTGATTATTTGGAGTACGCAATGATTACGGCTGATAATCTAAGGCAAAGGAACCATATTCAAGCTGAGAAACATTGGCTGTGGCTTAACAATGATGGCAACCCATTGCACCCCACCCATCTCAACCGATTGATGCGAAAGGTAAGTAATGAGTCCGGCATTGAAGTGTACCCACATTTGCTCAGGCATTATTTTGCAACACAGGCGATTGCTGCCAACAAACCACAAATTGATGTCATGCACTATCTCGGACATAAGAATCTTCAAATGACAGCAGACTACACCCGTTCAACAAAAGCCGCTAGTCTAAATGTTTTTAATAGTATTGATAAGTTTCTTTAA